ATTAATTTTGTGTGGAGCGAGCACGTGTTTTTTTTAAAAAAAAAAAAAATCCCCGCCAATAAGTGGCGGTTTATGGATGATGATTTGAACGTTATCCTTAATAAAGGACTGACCGTAAAAATGCTGTCGAATAGCTGTCGCACGCTCCTCAATGGCTTTCGTGCCTAATCCCGCCTCATAAAATAACGTTAATTGCAAAAAACCTAATTCTTCAGCATGCGGCCGATCAGAGATTGCACCTGTATCGCTAGATGAAATAGTTAAGTGGAGCGTTTGATATGGTAGTTTTGGCGTATTTAAAACGCCTTCCCATGCGGTATTAAATTGTCCTAATTGGTTTAAGTGTGTTTGCAATACAGACCGAATAATTTGTTTCATCTAAAATCACCACCTACTTTTCTTTAATAACGCTTCCATTTCTTGCACAGTAATCCTCACCATGCCTTTTGGAGCCTGAATCGAAAAGCCATTGTTTGTTTTACGCCCTCCTGGTTTAGGGTATAAACCATATTCCAGCGTCAAGGCATAAGGCTTATCCGTCGCAATGTAAAGCGTATTACCAAATTTTGCATTGTTAATCACTTCATTAGAACCATTAAATACAGATGGTGCTTCTCCCACCGAGACTGTCCAACTCCGACGCAACTGCCCGCTATCGACAGGCGTTTTAGATTGCACTTTTTTAAATGTATCCAATGCGATTTTCCGTACCAACATATCTGCACGTTGCATCGTTCGTTCTCTAAAAGCCTCAATTTCAGCTACAAATCTACCCATTTACTAACCTTGCCTGAAGCTTGTAATAAATCGTCATACCAGATGGTTTTAATGGCTGACAATTCACAATTTGCCAACGCTCTCCATTAACAAGGAGCACACTTAAAAGCAGCTCTTCTCTCGAAAGAGGAGATGATAGGCTTAACGTAATAGACACATCGCCTTGTTGAACTAAGCTTGCCTCACCTTTTAAAACACCAGAACTTTGGAATTGAGGAAAGTCATAGGTCAATTGGTTAAATATACAAACACCCAATAAGCGACGCTTGCGTCGAGTTGCCTCACCTGTATTAACGTTGTAATCACTGGTAATGTTTTGTTCAATACTACATGGCACCCCAAATTCGGTTAACAAGGCCTTTGCAGTATCAGCCAACTCATCATAAAGTCCCATTCTTACCCCCGTTCAAGCAATACTCTACGCATAGCGCCTTTCTCTCGAACAAACTCTCTCAATAACTGAGCCACATAACTAAATCGCTGATTCTCTACACCGTTTGCAGCTGAAGGATAAGAATACGTTACAGAAAGTTCACCAACTTTCACTGCACTTTTAAGTGCGGCTGGATTTTGAGTTAAATTTTCTTCCAAAGCTAATTCGCAGACTGCATTTTTTACTTTTACTGGCACATCTGTATCCCCATTACGTGGGAACGCTCGTAATTGATGTTTATCGGATGGCTTTCCTAAATAGATATAGCCACTATCAATATAATCCGATGCATTGACTAATCGGCGAGCCTTTTCTGTTGCACTTAGTGCCCCCCATATTTCTGCACTCATTCTGAGATTATGATATGCATCAGCTTCTTCTACAGAAACATAAGCGCTCATTTTTTCTCCTTATTTAGAAGAATCTTCAATTTTGTTTTGGTACAATTTCGCACAGTTATTTCCTTTTGCAATTAATGGGCAATGGAAATAAGAACCCCCGAGTAATTCGTTACTTGGGGGCTCGCTTTTTTAGCGATATGGCTATTTGGTTTTCACCAACACACCTGCAGTGTCTTTCAATGAAGTTGCGGTTTTACGCCAGTTGGCTGATGCACCTAATTTAGTATCATCAGGAGATTTACCGCCTGCAGTCATATCCCATTCATAACCGAGAATACCTAAGTTATAAGTCCATTCTGCTTGATAAACTGCTGCGATATTTTCACCGCCTAATTTCGGTTGCATTTCGCTATTGAAATCGTTGTTACCGCTTACCACGATCGCCCCTTCTTGCAAGCCTAGAGTGTTATAGGCTGAAGCGGTGCTATCAACTAACGCAGGGCTATCCGTGACCACAAACAAGCGACCAAACGGATCGCGCATCACACTCACGTTATCGTAAGTAAACAAACGTTCTGCGTTAGTTAAGGCATTGTCGTACAAGGTATGTAAGGTGGTTGAATGAACAATCCACGCTTTTAATGCGCTGGAGCGGTCGCCAAATAATGCCGCTGCTTTGTTAAGCGTACGGAAAGTTGGGGCATTTTTCTTGTCGTCTAGCACAGCTGTAGTTTGCCCACCAATCGCGGCAACCGCCCCTAAAATTGCGGTGTTTAACATATCTGCCAAGCGCGCTTTTGCTAATTGCTGACCAATTTCAATGGCTGCCAATTCTGGGTTTTGTAATACCCAACGATATTGTTGCGGTTCATACTCAATCGGGTGCGTACCTGCAGCCACTTTTACTGCTACATTGAGTAATTGTTCTAGGCGTTTCGCTTGCACTGTACCACTGCCATAAGCATTACGACGACGCACTAAGCCTTGAATCGCTTTAAAGCTCGCACGAATATCAAAATCACCTTGTGTTGGAGCATTTTGCAATGTAATCACTCCGCCTGAAGCTTGATTGAATTTTTCAATATCCTGATCGACAGTTTCAGTTAACGCTAAATGTGTTTGTTTGTTAAAGACTTGTAAGTCAAAAGCCATAATAAGCTCCTATGTTATGGTGCGATTGCACCGTAAATAAAAAAGGTGCAATCTCTTGCACCCGATTATGAATGTTGTTGCATATACGCAATTTTTTCTGCGTCGGTTTTACATTCGGCTAAGGATTTAGGGGCATTGCTACCGCCTGTTCCCGCGCCAATACCTGAACCTGATGTACCTGATGGTTTTAAAATCGCATCTTTATTTGGATACGCACCGACTAACGCCTCTAATGCTTCCTCAAAATCGGCTTTTTCACCTGGGCGTGAACGGCTGTAAATTTCATTGCCATCGGCGAACTTCGCCACCACTTTACCTTCATCTGAAATACTGAAATGCTTACCAAAGAAGGCTTGCACCACATCAGAAGGTAAATTTAAATGTTCTGCGGCATATTTAGAGCGAGCAAACGAACCACCAATTAGTTCTGCGTGCAATTGCGATTGCAGTTTTTCAGCTTGAGATTTGGATTCTGCCAGTTGTTCATCAAAGGTTTTACGCATTTCTGCTTTCACCTTTTCCACTTCGCCCGCATCAATCAACTTCTTATCATCGAGATTTTTCACCGTTTCCAAGGCTTTGATTGCTGCTTTCGGATCGTCAATCCCCGAAAATGCCAAAAGTTTTGCTTCCGCCTGCTCTTTGGCTTCACGGTGTTTTTTCGCCTCACTGTTAAGCTCTGCAATTTTGGCTGTGGCTTTTGTGGCATCAAACGGAATTTCCTTCCCGTCTTCGTGAACATACACAGGCATCCCGTTTTCAACAACCACGTGCCCATTTTCATCAAGTTTTAATTTCATATTGGATTTCCTTCCAGTTAGTTAAGGTTGTGCCTTTTCCAAGGCGTAAAAAAACCGCCTACATTGCTGTAAGCGGTTCAATATAATGTGTTATTAACTACGTCTAATGGCTTCAATCGCTTCTTCCACCGTTAAATTGTAATTATCAGTTACTCTACGGTAGAAATGAATAGCATTGGGATTTTCTCGAAGTGCTTTTATTTTACGAGCCTTTTCTTCTTCGGTCGGTTTGTAATTTTCAAGTTTCTTTTGAAACTCTTTTGCCTCTTTCAAAGAAGTTTTCATATCTTCCATCCATTCTTCAAAAGGCATTTGAAAAACCTCTTTCGCAATCCGTTTTTGCTCCTCTAAAGGTAAATCAAGCACTGACATTTATAATTCCCTCGCTTCAATTACGGTAACATTACCATTCATATAGCGATCTTTTATAAAGAACTTAGTTCTATCTTTAAATAAAACTTCTCGTTCATCAGGATAATCACTAATATCTTCGATTATTTTACCATTCTTACTTTGAATAATAAATCGAACATTACCTTTAAAAGTTGATAAACTATTATCAATGCTTGAACTCATAAAAGCTTTTTCTGTGACTATTTTGCCTATCTGATATTTTTCTAATACCTCATCTGGCAAAGTCGTATCGCGATAAGTCATACCATTATAAGCAGGCACTTTGTCCAACCCTTGATTTACCACAGCAATAAACCGCTTATCGGTCAGTGTAAGATTATCATTACGCATATTGTAATTTAAATCCCAATAAAGCTCGCTCGTGTAGGCTTTCATTGCAACAAGCTCGTGATGAGTAATGTTATAAGCGGCTTTAAATGCCTGAATTTTAAGGCTGTTTTTTACTTCTTCTGAAATACGTTGATAAATATCTTCCGCTATCCAAGATTGCGTATAGGATTTTTGTAAATCCCTCAACGTCAACGCCCTGCCAGATTGATCTAACATATCCGAGAAAGTAATTACACCACGTTCCCATAAATCCGCCTTGCCTTTGCCGAGAACTTGCTCTCTTTCTTCGTGGGTTTTGCTGTGTAACCACGATTCATAATTGATTCGCTCATCGACCTGTCCATTCATTGAAGCACGGGTGCTAGTTGGCATTTCGTCCATTCCTTGCACGCCTAATTCCTCCCAGCTTTTGGTGACAAGCTGAAGAATGCTGCGACAACGTGGGTGCAGCGGTGGACGCTTGTAGGGAATGTTATGCCCGATTGGCTTTTTGTCCAAATCCCATCGTTTGCCGTCTCGCACTTGGCAGACGGTGGAGGTTCGCATATCAAGGGTGGAAAGATGCTCTTCGCCTTGCAGAATATCAAGATTGGCATCGCGCAAGGCTTCGTGGGAGGTGTCAGCCACTTTTGCGACAGCGGTAATGACTAAAGTATCCGCTGTGCGACGGCTAATGTTCATCAATTCTCGCACTTCTGTTGTCAGCTGTCCGTTTTGCTTTCCTTCTGCTACACCAGAGCGGATAATTCCTTCAAACTTAAAGGCTAAATCGGCACGCTGTTTATTCCACCATGCTTCTAACGGTTGCCCTTCAATCACAGCAACGTTTTTAATCGCTTTAATACGTTCTTTTGGCACATCATTAAACAAATCAAAGCCGATTTCATCGTTATAAAGCTGGCTGATTTTGCTGGCTTCAAACGATAAAAAACCGCTTAACTCGTCTTGCGTGTAAGCGGTTGTTTCTTGGTAAGTTTTTGCAATTTCCGTTTGCAGTTCTGTAAGCAGTTTATCTAGTTTCTTTGCGGACAAGCCTTCTACACCGATAGCACTGATGCGGTTAATCAGCGATTTTTGCAATGTATTTAACCGCTTGTACACCTGTTGTCGCAAGTGAGCATCATAGCGAAAATGCAAGATTTTGCGGTCGGTTAAGGCGTGGGCAATGCGTTGTCTAAGCGTTGGTTTCTGATGTTTCTTCGTTTCCAAAACTCATTCCCTCAGATTGCAGGCGTTCTTGCTCTGTGTTCCATTCTAAGCCGTCGGCTAATAAACCACGACGTTTGGCTTCGTCAAAGGTGGATTGATTCGAAATCACGCCAGCATTACGCAACTGAATCACACTTGCCATAGAAGCGGACGGGTCGAGATCGTTTTCAATGTTACCCGAAATCTGCACGTTACCCACCAGCTCTTTGGCAATGCCAAGCCAATGCCCTGTATATTCCAAGGCTAAATCAATAGCATCTTCAAAGCGGTTTGCCAGTAAACGTAGCTGAGAAATTTCTTTGCCTGCTTCATCACGGGCTTGACTATCAGTCATTGCTAAGGCGGTTTTAGTGAGCAACTTCGCCCCTGCGGGTTTCATTTGCTCTTCTAAATCTTTCAGGCTTTCAACACCTGAAGCAATCGCTTGCCCTGAATGTTCGACAAATTGCATTGAGCTATCAACAGGTAAATGAATCGCGCTACCACCAATAGCAAGCTGTTTCACTTCATCATTAGAATAAATCGCTAACAATGGCACGCGGGCGATGTTAGTAATGTTGTCCTGATCTGATTGAGATTGCCAGTGTTTTACATTCAAATACGCCAACTCCATTAAAGGCGGCTCAATGGCATTGGTGAGTTCGTTACGCTTTGTGATAAATGGCACGACAGGCACAAAATCAAGAGGTCGATTTTGGGCAGTGAGGAGCAATTCCGATTCAAGACGAAACTCGCCTTCCGCTTCGCTAAATTTCCGCACTTTACCGATTTCGTACACATAAACGTGTTTCACGGTTTTCACGCCAAATTCGCCATCCTCAACCTGTTCATTTACAACATAGCGGAATTGAGTAATCGCTTGTTTACCATTTACTCGTGCGGTTTTAATGCCCAGTACTTGATGCGGTTTAATATGTACCCAATAAGGACGGGCATTTAAGGCTTTCTCTTCTGCGCGACTTTTCACGACTTCTACGCGGGTAAAATCAATCAGAGCGAACGAGCAACCATACGCCAAGGCGGAATAAAACCAACGGGAGGCGAACACATCAAGGTTATTGCCTGCTAAATCCACATCATCAAAAAGGGCTTGCACCGTTTCTGTTACATTAGCGACATCAATGGGATTAAAGAACACACGCCCTGTCATCTGGGAAAGCGTTTCCGACAAAGCGGGGTAAAGGGTCGAACGCTCAAGGCGTTTACGGTAACTATCGGGCTCTTCCATTTCCATTTGGAAAAGGTAGGTTTGTGCGGCTTTTCGCATTGTTGCCGTGCCACCAAGTAAATCATCAATGATTTTGGATTTCTTATTTAATTCCACCATTTCAGCGGTGGGAAGATGAACTGACATAGTGAATCCTTAATAGAGTTTGAGGCTGGTTTGTTTAAAATCGCCTCGTTTCTTAATCAAAGGCGTTAAGGCATACCGCAATGCATCAATGTAATGGTTATTTGCATCGATAATCTGTGGTAACACATCACCTGACAAACGGTCTGTTTTATAGCTGTATAAGCGAAATTCATTGAGCGTCTCTTTGCAACGCGGGTGAATGTACACCTTGTTGTAAGACTTGATATGCTCAATACCATCTTCAACCGAGCCTTGCCATTTTTTCACGCCTTCAATTTGCGGCACACCGTGTCGTCTAAGATAACTAATCGACTCAGGTCGAGCCGAATCAGCCCGCACTTTATGTTGAGCAAATTCAGGAATACGTTGTGTGATAAATTCTGCCGTTTCGTCCAACTCTAACCGCACTTTGCCCGCTTCATATTCAATATATAAATCATTGTTGAACACCCAGCATTTCACAGCGGCAGTTGGGTCGTTCGCAAAACCAAAGTCTAATCCGTAATACGGGCCGTTGAAATCAGATTGCGGTGTAAACACCAGTTCTTTAAACTTATCGCGGAATATCTGTGCTTCCGATTGTTCGAGATAATCACCTTGCCAAATCCAACGATAAGTAGCATCATCAAGACGCTGTTTGTCTGCGAGACGTGTTTGCTCAAGTTCAGCAGGAAACCATGGATTGTCGTGGTAGTTCATTTCCACAATCTTGCTGTTTTCAGGTTTATGCTGTCGAAATCGCTCATCCGTTGCCGAACCACGTTTTTCAGGGTTCCACGTTACCCAAATTTCAGATTGATGTTCACGCACCGTTGGCTCTAATTTCTGCCACGCGATTTCGCTGACGGTTTCCGCTTCTTCTACCCACGCCAGCAAAATACGGGCTTTGGATTTAATGCTATCAAGGTTATGCCTTAATCCTGCAAAAACGTAAGAAATCCGACCGCTTCTGGTTTTAATAAATTTCTCACCAATAATAAAATGTGGCAACAACCATTCTGTTGAAAGAATCGCCTGTTTTACCTCTTCAAGCGAAGATTCCTCTAATGAGTTCATAAACTCACGGGCGCATAAAATCACACCGCTATCGCCAGCCATATCCCTTTTATATGCCCAAACAGCCGTCATTAAAGCAAATGTACGTGTTTTTGCAGAGCCTCGCCCACCATAAGCGCCTCGATATCGACACTCACCTTTGAACACATCAACCAATTTGGCAGGAATAGAAAGTTGAACCTTACTCACTGCTTACCCCGACAAGTTCGATAATAGTTGGCTGTAATGGTTTGCCTCCTGAAGTAATATCGACACCGTCTTTGAAGATACCCAAATGTTTACCAAGTAACTCCAACGCTTTATTTGCCGCAGAAGGTTCATACACAAACTGTGCCACATCATTGCCCATCACTTCGCCATTTTCGCTTTTGCTTGGAATGGTAATCACCGTCGCTTTCTTACCCATTGAAATATCCACATTTTCAATTAAGCGACGAATCACTTCGTCTTGGGTGATTTGTGTGCGCTCCGACCGCTTGTTTTGGGCTTGTTGAATTGCCTCTTGCACTTCAACTTTTTTCAACAATCGCTGACCGATTGAATAGCCTGTTTGCTCACTATACCCTGCTCTTATTGCTGCTTGCGTTGCATTTAAATCAACAAGATATTCTTCAACAAATTGCTTTTGTTTATCAGTTAACTTCCCCACGCCATCAGACGTGGATTTTCCTTTCACGTCTGACATAGAAAATCCTTACTTAATCGGCAGTTCAATCTGCAGTTTATCTTCAAAAACGCTTAGCGTTCCTTCAAGCAATGGCTTTTTACCTTTCCATTGACTTAAGCCAGCACCGCATAAACTCGCAAAACGTTTATCTGACTGATATTCGCCAAGCACTTGGTAATATTGCTCAAGGAGTGTCATTCCGCTTTGAACTAACTGCTCTTGCATAAAATTAAAGGCTTTGATGTAAGCAATCTTGATTGCCATTGCTTTCTTAGTTTTATAACCCATAACCAGCAACATAAAACCGTCTTTTGTCATCTCGAACATTGGACGTTTTTCGCCTTTTTTGTCGATATATTCAACCAAACCAAAATTGGTTCGGTTAAATTCATCATCTCCTACCTCTAAAATTTCACGAATATCACGCATAACGTGATGATGATATTTACCAAAAACCTTTGCTACCATTTCTGATGTGGTAATCGTTTTTGCATCTTTATTTTGTACAAATTGCTTAAAGTTTTCTGGATTAGCTAATTGCATATTTTTTCCTTCTGCTGAATTTTAGATAATAAAAAACCCGACCATTTCTGATCGGGTTATTTAGTCCTAACAAAACTACCGAGAAGGCTTGGTTTCTACCAATTTAAAGATGTTAGACATTAGTCGTGATTATTTACTGCCTTTTGCTTGATTAATCCACTTATTGAGATTATCTACTTGGCTTGCGCATTTATCTCGCTCTGCTGTTACCTTAACAAGCTGTATGACTACATCACCGTATGTCTCACCAGTAAATGCTGTTCTTACACAAGGCGCAGTATAGGCTTGAGGTGGGTAAATATATTCTGCCTTGGTCGTAACTTTATTTGTACAAGCGGTCAAGAGCAGACTGAGGCAAACGAGTGTGAGCACAAGGTTGTGTCTTAATGATTGTTTTAACTGATTCGGCATTTTCTGTTGCTACCCTTTCTATTTCGTCATTACGTTGCTGTTGTGCTATTACCGCATCACGCTCTTGTTGCAGCGCAATGGTCAATGCCTTGTTCGCATCTTCTTGCTGCTGAATGGTTTGGGCTTGTGCTTGGTTCTCGGCCTTTAAGCTACTTATCTTCTGAGATTGATACCAAGCCCAACCACACAAGCCCAAAATCAAGCAAAGTGCGGTTAGCTTTAAGGCTGTTTCAAATCGGCTAAACATAATGCTTTCTCTTTTTCTCTACGAGAGACTAAGCCAGGTAATATCTTTCCACCTGCATATACCCATTTGGGATATTCGTAACAGGCTTGATGATAGTTCCCCGCTCGAAGTTGTTTGAATAAAGTTGAATTACGAACCGCACCGCATCCTGCATTAAAGGTAATCGATACGGCAGAATCAAAAACAGACTGAGGTAATGCTCGGCCATTTCCATAATTCAACACACATTTCTCAGCAACTTGAATATCGTTTTTCCAGCGCTCTGCAATTTCTAGATCCGTGTATCGGTGCTTTGGATCGACAGGTTGACCGCTATATGCCGTTGAGCCAATACCAACAGTTAAAACATCGGATGGGCATTTGTACGGGTCTCGTCTGCAACCCTCTGCATTGCCAATAATCTCTGCACCTTTAGGGCTAAGGATAAGCTCCTCACCGAACTGTGCATACATCAATGTAATAATGCTCGATACTGCACAGACAAATCCTGCTGCACCAAGCGTGGTTCTAGTCCTCGTCAATTTCATCAGGTAGCCCCCGTTTTAACCGCTCCATGCGCACCTTATGGATTTCTTCCTTGCGCTCATTTTCTCTCTTCATCATTCGCCCTTCGGCACATTTCGAATAGACATTAACAAGTGCGGTCAAAATACCAATAGCCAAACTAAGCAACATAAGGTTATTCTGATCACCTAACCAAGCCAGCACACCAGAAAACCCTGACCATACATAAGTTTGATTTCCCGGGTCTTTAAACATTTTCATACTCCACCCCGTTTTCGAGGTATAAAAAAGCCCCCCTGTTATGGTGGGCGTGGTTTCTGCTAAAATTTACATTCCACAACAAGAAAATTAGCAGAGGAAATGATAATGGAATACATCACACGGAATGATATTATGCAACACATCCCAGAAGCATACCGTCATTTTTTTGATTTACGCGTAGACACGATTTCGCCTAATCTTGAAAGAACATTCAAACTTTTTACTCAAGCGGTTAATATTCTTTGCGAATTCGCAGACATCAATAAAAAAGCAGATATTTTCTTCAACTTAGGTAATAAAGGACAAGCATATTCAGAGAATTTACTGCTTAATTATGAAATAAGAGGTAACGCGATTCATATTCACTACAATAATTGTATTTTCTTTGATATAGCAAAATCTTCGCTATATTCAGAGCCATTACAACTTGCAATGTATCTTGAAGAATTATGCCACTGTTATATGAATATCAAAGATGAGGTATTAGTAAAAGTAGTCGTTGCTAATATTTGCCCAAATATTATTTACAATGTAGAGAGTGATCAATATGAGGAGCTAACAGAGAATTAGCCTGAATTCTTCCTCCAACAATCGAGCCGCTTGTAATAAGATGAGCATATTTCTCTTTGAGGTTTTCATAAAGTGCCTTGAGCAAATACTCTGGCACTTCCTCACCATCAATCTTAATTGTATCGCCTAGTGTAATGTTCATATTCCACCAATAAAAAAGCCCCGACCGTTTCCGATCAGGGCTATAAAAATCAATCTAGGTGTTCACTACTTACACTGCGACCACCATACATCTAAATAGTATGACACTTTGCCAAATATGTCAATATGTAATTTTGATTTTTTTGATATTTATTGCACGTTCCCTGCTAGTTCTCTGAATAATAAAGCAAGTTATAAGCAGTTCGTGAATTATTGCTTTTGCAAAGTGTATCTCTTTTTCGACTTCACGATAGATTGTTCTAAAACTTGGCACTCTTACGTTAGATTTACCTGCACAAGGTCTCATTTCCTTAGCTTTGGCTTTGTTGTGTAGGTGTTCTGCTATAAAATTGATTGTTCTTTTGTTTACATAATAAGCAAACACAATAAAGTGTAAGATTTGGTCATTTTTCTTAAAAAACATCTCAATGGTTTGACTAATCATAAACCCAGTTTCATCATCGCAAATTGGTTCATTTGGCTCTGCAGGAATGACTGATTGCATTAGTTTTGCAATAATATTTAATTGCGGTTTATCAAGCCTACCGCTGCGCACCCAAGCACCCCATTGATACATATAACGATCAACAAATTCTTCTTGCTTCAAAGTCAATTCTGCCAATTCGCTAAATTTACGCATGAATACCTCTAATTTTAATGATTGACTTACCTTTGCTTACTACGCCTTTCTCTTCAATCGAATATTTACGAATAATTTTCCGGTTATCATCTTTAATTAAGCCAGCGCCAACTAAGCTATCAAAAATTCCTTTAGGCAAATTATCAAGGTCGCGCGGACGATTATCGGGAAAGTAAATTTCCATCTTAATTTCAACCGCACTTTCAAATGGATCGAACTGTGAGCAAACCTCAGTGGCAACACGTTTAAATTCCCGTCCTGCTTTAGATATGTAATGCTTACCTTGTCTTGTGTGCTTCCAATAATGATTCACGCTCGGTGGGTACGGCAGACAGATTTCAAGCCAATCACTCATAGCTTCCCCTCCTTGCGCAAAATTTGCTGTGTTCGTAACACACCTTCAGCATGTGCTAGACGGACATATTCAGCATCCATTTTTCTAGTTCTGCGGTCACATTCATCGTGACAAGAGGAGCATGCCCAAGCACCAAAAATATCATCAGGCTTCATCCCAACCCCATTTAATCCAGCCATACGATAATGTGCTAATACAGTCGTTTCAGGATTATGATTGCAAATACCTGGCAACCGCACTTGGCACTCTCGGCCTCTCGCTTCTTTTCTCAAATTACTCATTATCCAAACACCATCTGAAAAATTACCCAAACTGCCACAATCCAAAGTACGATTTTTAACTCTAGGATTTCGTCATCATTTAATTTCATTTAGCTCACCAAACTCATCACTCCATAACCAATACCGACTGCAATTAAGATAAAATATGCCAATGCGCTTATGACTAATATCCAGTTAAAAAATCTAGCAATAAATGGGGAAATTAGCCCCAAAAGAAGTGCTAATAAAGGTAAGCTGATCACTATCAACATCAGCGCAAAGTAAATAATCCAGTCCATTTTAAAATCCCCATCTATCGTTAAATCTCACGCCATTTTGAACGCCCCAACTGGTCACATACTCGATAAGGCTCGCCATTCTGCTAACACTCATTTGAGCCGAACTTTCACGGATATTCACAAATTCCCCTTCAAGACCTGGCACCACATCCGCTTTTTGATTTGTGGCGATTGCGTGACCCGAAATAAATAATACTTTCCACTGCTCCATTGTGAGCTTACGCCCCATAAATTCCGCCTGATTTGCAACGTCTTGGCACATAGCGTGGAACTTGGCGTTTTGCTCAAGGTTTCGTGTTATTGGTTGGATTTTTACGACTAACGGCTTTTTATCGTCCGTTGGCAAATCGTGGATAAATGACTGACAATTTGATCGCACTTGCTCGTTACGTAAGAAAAACGTTTGTTTGTCAGTCATCGCTATACTCCATACCTAAATCCTCTAACCCAAAATAACCGCAAGATTTTGTTCGATTTACTGCGCTGTATTTGCTTACCTGCGGAAACGGTATTGGCTCAATTAAGTGACCGTTACAGCGGAAACGATCGTCATCCCATTCGCTACTCGATATAAAATAATCTGGCGTATAAAAATCCTCTAATTCCGCACCGCACTTTGGGCATTTGTAGCTTGTCATTGCAATGCCCCTTTCCCATAACTTTTAGCCGCATAGGTTTTGGTTTGTTGCTGAGGTTTCTCATTGATGAATTGATACGCTTGCGCCTGATCACAATCGAGGAAGTGGCCTCTATCAAATTTCATATAGGCCGTGCCTAATCCACCAAATCGATTTTTAGTCACAATGGCCTCGGAGTAAGGATTATCACAATCTGCCTTGTATGCACCCTCACGGTAAAGCATGATGATTTGGCTTGCATCTTGCTCGATTGAGCCCGAATCACGTAAATCTGAATTAGCAGGGCGTTTTACTGCACGACTATCCACATCACGGTTAAGCTGACAAAGTAAAATGATTGGAATGTTGAAGTTTTTGGTAAAGGCTTTTAGCTTGCTCATGGAATTTGCGATAGCTTGGGTTAGATTTACACCACGCTCTTGCTTGTGATTCATCAAGCCTAAATAATCAATTACAACCACAGATGGTGCACCTTTCTCGCTAATATGGTTTTCTGTAATGGCGCAAATTTCATCGGCAGATAAACCACCACGATCGACAAAATAAACATCTTGCGACCGCACGTCTTGCAATGCGCTTGTTAAGCGATGATAGTCGCCCTCATCAAGCTCGGCAGGATTGCGCAATTTCTTAACACTCACGCCACCAGTAGCACTTAATAATCTATCGACCAGCTGGAAGTTACCCATCTCAAGGCTGAAAAATAAAACCGAGCCATGATTTTTGGCGATATTGCGAGTCACTGTCAGACTAAATTCTGTTTTCCCTGTTCCTGGACGGCCCGCCACAATGACAATATCAGTTGAATTTATGCCGCCAAGAATGTTATCGACCGCCTCAATGCCTGTGTAAAGCAAGCGTTCTTTGAAATCACTTTTAGAGCGCTTTTCCAATACATCAACGTAAGAATCGACCAGTTCCCCCATGGCGATTGGCTTAATTTCTGTTTTGCTGACAAGGAGCTTTTGAATTTGATTTAATGCTTTTTGAGTTAATTCATTCACTTGGCTTTCGTTGCGAGCTTGTGACATTTCGCCAGCAAGTTTAAGCATAGTTTGTTGAGCTGAACGGTTTACCCAAGAAGAATGGATTTTCTTCGCATAACCTAAAAGATTTCCACCATAAGTCGCTTTATTTGCCATTTCTGCTAACGTTGCTAGGTTTTCGCCATAGTCTTGAGAAAGTAGCAAGCAGTCGATTAAATCGTGTTTACGGGCTTGTTTGCGAATGTTTGCGTATAAAGCACCTAGATTGTATGTAGCGAACATTTCTGGCTCTAACCAGCTAATCACTTCACGAGCTTGAGCGGTTAATCCAGTCGCTAGCATCGAGCTGATTAGTCCGTATTCTAGGTTGTAGTTATTATCTTGCGTTACCATTACCAATTCCCCTCTAAAACTTTATCCAGTGTTGTTTCTCTCAAGATGTATTCAAAATCTGCTTTCCAGCCTCGATTGTTTTCGCCAAAGTAGAAATTCGTGGCGGACTGTAAGAAGTCTCTGAAATACTCAGCAAGCGCGGACTCTACATCGTTGTCAATATCGAATCGTTTAATAAACACTTGAGCTAGTTTCTTAATCGCTTTCTTGCGTTTATCACTTAACTGTGATGGATTAGCGATTAGTGGTAGGGTTGAATTTAATTCTTTCACCAAGGTGTTGTATGTTTCCGCTACTGCTGAATAATTCACCTTGATTGAGTTTTGTTTTTTGTCAGTGTGCGGCTTGTCCGCACCCCCGACTTCTGAATGTTCTGCGTTAGCAGATTCCCCGTTAAGGGGTAAGGGGTTATTTGTATGTAATCTAGTGTTGTAATCTAGTGTATTAACGAATGTCACTTTGTCGCACTCCCGAATGTCACTTTCGGACATTGGGGAATGTTCGTTTTGTGCATTCGCCAATGTTGCTAATAATTCGTCTAATTTTTCACAGTCGATTTTGTAATACATACGATGTTCTAGGCGTTTATGAGTTTCGATTAGCACGCCTTTTTCACGCAGTAATTTGCGAGCGGTTTCCTGCTCTTTTCTTGACAAACCAGTTTCAATTTCTAATTCTTCTTGAGTTTTATATACACCAAGCTCCGAGTCGGATTTATCTTGCCAGTAGAAGATTTGCTCAAAGAATACTTCAGCAATAACACCACCAAATAGACGTGCTAAATTTGGGCGATATGCAATCACTCTACCTGTATTTTTTAGCATTTCTGATGGTTTCATATTTCCAATTCCTTAATAGCTTGTTCTGTTACTCTGTCGTATTCTTCTTGGTTTGCGTTTCGCTCTCTTAGCTCTCTTTTAACTGTCTCGTACGCTAGGATTTTTTCTCTATCGTCTAAGCTAGCTACAAATTCGGGTGAGAATAATCTTTTCATATCAAGCCTCCAACCAATACTGAGCAACACGTTTTCCGCTTGGCACGGTAATCATTTTGCTGATGATATTGTGACCGCGCTTTTTAAGGTCATAGATACGAGCGCCAAGACGTAAGCAGTTAAAACGCTTTTCTGCGTCTAAGTGCGTTAATCTTTCGCTGTTTTTGAGTGCTTTTAAAATCTGTGCTGATTGCGCTTGACTTGTCGTCTCGTTTTGATTAATATTTTCCATGTTAATTTTTTCCTAAATTGCCACGGTTGCAGCCGTGGTTTTTTATTTGCCTTTCGTGCTTGACGTTTTTACAAAACGTTTTGCCTTATCTAATAAATACGTCATCACGTCCGGTTTAAACGAACTGCGTTGACGATATTCTTTTAAGCACATCTCCACTGCGCCATTAATTGACGCAAGATCTGCCCCCCCTGAATCAGGGTTTGGCGGAGTTGTTTTTCAATAAATTCTTCTGCGTGCATTTTTTATTTCCGTTTATTTAGCGAAATAACGCACTCAATCGTGTGTTGTGTCGCCGCCAAGTGTTTATCTAATGCGCGACGGATTTTGTCTTCTTCGTGAGAAGTGATTTCACCGTCTGCTAATGCCGTTTCAAGCACTTCAAACAACAATCCACGCGCGGATTGTTCATGCAGTTGCAGCACGGAAATTTCTACGTTGTCTAACTGGTCTGCTTCAGGGTGCGGTACAAAACAACCGCCGGTTAAACGGCATAATTCTTCCGTGTAATCGGTCAGCCCAAATTCTTGCTGGATAGCAATCAATTCTTCGTCTTTGAACCGTTGCCCTTTCGTCTGATAAAGACGATTGTTCAGCTCCGCTTCCGAAAATCCGAGAAATCCCGCCACCGCACTTTTGCCACCAGGTACTTTCTCAATCATCTCTATAATGGTTTGTTTCATTGCCATAATTTTTCCCACTTTTTTATGGTTTTCTTTTATTGGTAGTTTGTTAAATTAGCTTTGCGAATTGAGGGAAAAGCTCTTTAACAGATAAACCTGTTACTTTTACCCACTTTTCGGGTGTTACCTTGTCCGTTGTTAATTCTCCACCTCGTCTTTTAATTTGGTTGATAAACTGAGGACTTACACCCAATGCATCTGCTAATTTTTTTTGAGATCCAATGGCTTTGATTGCCTTATCAATAGGTGTCATTAACATTCTCCATTAAAAATTAGTCATCCTGATTAAATCAACTTTATGTTAACTCAAAAATCAACATTAATCAACATAAAGATGATTTGATTTAATAAACAATTTGTTTATATTGGTAACAAAAGGAGGGTTTATGAAAAACGAATTTGATTCCCCTGTGAAACGAGCTGTTTCTAAAAGAATTCAGGAAGTGGTTAACGATAATAGAGTTGGATCTAATAAGGCTCTTGCGGATTTGATAGGTGTTAAGCCGCAATCTGTTACAAATTGGATTCAGCGCGGGCAAATTAAAAGTGAAAACGCAAGAAAGATCCAAGAAGTGCTTGGGTATGACATGGGCTGGGTTTTGGCTAATGATGTCGCAACAACTGACATTGGAGCAAATCAAACAATTAATAGCTCAACAGTAAATATCACTACTGCAAATAATATTTATAACAATAATCAAGCAGATCTATTGAGTAATGAGCAAGGTTTAACTCATAGACATAAGATTGATTATTACGATGTACGGTTGGCCGCTGGATTGACAGGGTTTGAAAACTCTGATTATCCAGAAATAATCTCAAGTTTGTATTTAACCGACGAGGGAATGGCTCAGTTGGTCGGTAAAAAGTCATCAGACGGCATTTGCCTTGTGAATGTACCAACCGATAGTATGGAGCCGACCATAAGAAAAGGCGATATTGTCTTTTTAGACACGAAAGTTAATGCTTATAGTGGCGATGGTATATATGCCTTTTCGATTGATGGCGCTTTGTTTATCAAACGCATACAAAAGCTAGTTGGTGGTGGATATAGATTACACTCTGACAATAAAGACAATTACGATCCGCAAGATATATCTGAGGATATTTGTCAAAACGCTAAATTTATCGGTCGCTTTATCCGCACAATACACATTGAGACAATTAACTTATAAGGACATCATGAAAGCCGTAGCTAAACGAATTAAAGCCGAAAGATAAAGACAGGGATTGTCTATTGCTGATTTAGCCAAGACCCTAAGCGTTAGTGAAAAAGATGTATTAGACCTCGAGAATGGCGAAGTGCAACTAACAATGCGAGACATAGATCTGTTTGCGGTCGCCCTTGAGGTTAGTGCTGATAGATTAAAATTCGGTGATGATTGGCAACCTAATCTAGGTGGGCAATCAAAATTTGAAAACCCTCGATATAATCACTCAAACGTAGCGACAAATACCGCAGCCACGATGACAACAAATAATTATTATCAAGGCCACGAAAGTTCGGATCTACAGGTGCAAATAAATCGAATGGAACAGGCAGCATATACTGGCAGGCTTGGTGCGTTTACGCAGTTAGACAGGATCGAAGAACAGAATAAACTACTCCTGGAAAGGATTGAGCATATTAACGAAAAAATTGATTTTTTGATGACAGTTGGCGAAGTTACGCCTAAGGAAATTAAATGAGCGAAAAACAAAGGGCTTGGCACACGCAATGAATATGGTACAGCTCATTTTGAACTTGCGCCACTTAATTCAATGTTCCCGACATTAAGCTCACTCAACCAAGAAATCCGTATTATTGGCGCGGCAAGAGAGCGTGTAGAAGCACTATAATTGAAATGTCTATCAAGAAATTGACACTGGATATTATTGGTCTTAAATAACTTCTATGCCTACATGGTGTTAAACTAATAAAAACAAAGAGTTAAATATGAATAATAACAATTTACCTACGCCCCTACGTCAAGGGGTACTAGATATTTCCATTGAAAGAGAGACAGAAATTAATGGCGTCGGAATGGGTGTTCTAGGAAACGGAATCCCTTATCTAACACAAAGTGGATTAGCTAAAGTGTGCGATATTTCTCGTATCACATTACAAGAATTATCTGCGGAATGGTCATCTTCCATACAAGACGGTTTGTTTACTACAAATAGAATGAAATTTTTAAGTTCTTATCTATTTAGTAAAGGGTTTAATGATGAATCACTATATATCCAAGTAGAAAAAAATGGACAAACACACTATGCTTACCCTGATATTGTCTGTATGGCAATACTTGAATTTTATGCGTTTGAATCATCAAAAGCGGATAAAACCATTGCTCAGCGCTCGTATAGAGAATTAGCTGCACATGGATTAAAAGAGTATATATATCGTTACACAGGTTACAAACCTGACGATCCGTGGCGACATTATCACAATAGAGTTTCATTATTGAAAAATATGGGAACGGTACCGGATGGTCATTTTATTGTATTTAATGAGATTGCCGGTATGATGGTAGATCTTATTAACGCAGGTTTAATCGTAAATCAACATACAGTACCAGATATTAGCGTAGGTCTGGCATGGGCTAAATATTGGAAAGATAACCAATTATCAGATCGATACGGAGAATTTAAAAAATGCTCTCACTTTTATCCTGAAGAATTTCTACAATCAGGTTCAAATCCACAACAAATAAATGCATACCCAGATTCCAGTTTAGGTGAATTTAGAAAATGGTTTAAAGGCACCTATTTAAAAGAAAAATTCCCGAATTATATTTTGAAGAAAACAATGTTATTACCTCAAGGGAAAGAAACGGCAACTAAATTGATCGAGGTTCTTCAATAAATTAAAGAGCAAACATAAACAATAAACCGCCTATTCTGGCGGTTTTTTATTAACATTTAAACTCCGCAATCAACTCCTCTAGCACTACTCTCTCCTCTTTATTCGCAAGGATAATCTCTAGTCTATCATCGACCCTAGACACAATCTCATCAACGCCCAAATCGTTAATCAGTTCGCAATTTAACGAGATTAGCCACAACCTAAACTTTTCTTTCATAACCCCTCCTTTTCTCTTAGCAATCATACATTAAGCAAAAGTGCGGTCTATTTTGGCTATTAAATTTTACGATACAGATCGCAAAAACGATAAAAAACCGAGGAAAAATCGCATTATTAATCAATATCAAATTACAGATTGCTTAAAAAATAGGCAATTAAATTTATTTTTGCTAAGAAAATACACATAAAAATCAACAATATGAGTTTTTAAATCAACTTTTTTAATAAAATAAATCAACTTTGTGTTGACATGGATATAAACATAATGTTTAATATACTCATCAAAACGAGATACACATAAACAAATATCTCGATGCTCTTTAAAAATTGTGATGAAAAAAAGCCCTGATAAACAGGGCTAGGTTACTAAGATTCATAAATTGGTGTATTGCGATTAGTGTCCATAACAAGACCAATGCAATGTAGGCAGTTCTGTTTGGTTGTATAACTTTCGCTTACTGCAATGATCTCGTGATTGGCCGATCTTAACCGCCAATACCACTGATTGTTTACACCTTGAAAAATTTGAAAATACATATAGGTAATTCCTTATGCAAGATGAAATGAAACGCTATGCGATTTCTTATAACTTTAAAGGTTCCAAATGGGGTGCAGAAATTTATGCTCACTCCTTTGAAGAGGCAAAAGAAAAAGTCAAAGCAATGTCCCAAGCAACCGTAGATGGCGTAATCCATCATTCTATTTATATTCCGGTTAAGGAAAAATCATGGCTTGCAAGGTTAATTGTTAGTATAGTCAAAAAATTCACTTAAGTAAGTGATAATCATCACAATTTTAGACAATTTGGATAAAAACACACTCGTGAAAATGCCATTTGTGAAAATCGCCAGTTGCAGATTAAAAGCCCTGCACCAATGAGTGTGAGATATTGCGGTAATGACAAACGAAGCCAGTAGGTGGGATTAGCTAAACGCAATATCACATTTTAAAGCACATTTGAAGTACAGAGACACAACGGCAAGTGAAACCGTTGCGAATGATAGAGAGAAGTGTGCTTTGAAATGGCAATAAGGAAACTAAGGAGCAATGCAATGATAAATCCAACAATTACAATCTCTCAAAATGAATATGAGTATCTTGTTGAGCAAGCAAAGATAGTTAAATTTATTGAGCATTACAAGCCATCAATATGTAATGACGGCGAATTCGGGACTTATGAAATGGTAGTAGGGAGCGATGGATTAATTACTACGGTTAGATATGGCACGCTGTCAGAATGTGTTAAATGCGCAATTGAAGATATCCGAGCTATGCAGTCTGTTTACTGGGTTGGAGAGGAAACAGAAATTTATGCTGGAAACTCCTTAGAAGAAATTCTTCATGCGTTTTATTCCGAAAAAGAGCGCGAGGAAATTTTAAGAGATAACCTTTATGGACAAGTTGATTTAAACCAAAAATACCCATTCAAGGAAGACTCAAGCTCTATTGCAATAGAAAAAACCATTAAAGAATTGTTAGAAGAAATAGTCACTTTCCCTGATTTGCTTTTAACATCTTACGATTAGCTGAGCATGAGGGCTTAAAACTTATGCTTTGAAATGGCAAACATAAAACAAATGAGGTTAGAAATGGAAGAGAAACGCTATTCCGAGGCTGCTAGTGTTGTCAGCAATACCATAACTGAAATTGAAAAAGAACATATTCGCACTTCTATTTTGAAAGCGATTGAAAACGGCGCTTATCATCCAGGTTTAGAGGAGCGAGCATGCCAAGCAATTTCTTATATCAATCGATTTAGTGATGCTCAAATTAAAGAAAAGCTAATTGATAATAAAACAGGTGAAGTTTACATGTTAGTCAGACCATAGGTCACTAATTTTTTTCAACGGCTCTTGTGTTTGCTAATGACAAAGGGAAATTAGCAGGTCGCCGAAAGGCGTATTATCAATTAACAGTGTGTGATTACTGTAAAAAAGTGCATAGGGTTCGAATCCCTGCAAGAGCCACCTTACAATCTCCACAGCCGAGCATGAGGGCTTAAACTTATGCAACCTATAAAATTGGTTCCTTAGGTTTGCCCGCTGAAATATGCGGGCTTTTTTAACTCCCTTAAGGAGGGCGTAATGAAACTCAAAGAATGCTTAATCTTTTTGCTTGCGATCAACCTTAACCCGCTCGGATTGTGGCTCAACGCTTCCACGTTTGAAAAATTTTTCGAGCAAAAGAGCTGCAACATCCAACAAGATGAAGAACATTTGCCAAAAGCTAGTTGCGGCAACCAAGTAGAAAAGGTAAACCAGAGCATAATCAGGTAAAGCAGGTAGTGGTCTTGCCATTAGCTCAATCTGAATATGAACAGGAATAAGCAACCAACAAAGAATAAACGACAAAAACCACGTTGTAATACGCATAATCACCTCATCAAAATGAGATTTGAGGATGGAAAAGATGGAAGTAATTAACGCTTCCCACATAATAAATTCCTGTAATTGTTGAAGTAAGACGCAACAATTATATTCCTTGTTTGAAGTAAGACGCAACAAGGCGAGTTTTGCGGTTCTCGTTAAAAAACCGTTTGACAACACCGCTCACATCGGATTAAGATAACCGCACTACTTAAATCCAGCGGCAATCCGCACCCGACAGCATAGCGGTTTTTTTATGCCTAAAATTTAAATCACCAGATCTGGTGATTTATAAAATCCTCAGATCTGAGGATTTACAATGGACGGGTCGAGAGAGCCAAATAAAATACCTTCGGGGAATAAGCTCCGCCGACTGGATTCGGTAGTTGAAGCCCGTCTACCCCACCACCCGCCCACCAAAAAACAACACAAACAACAAAAAACCGACGCTAATAATCTCAAATTTACAAATCTTAACCCAATCTATCCGCACTTTTGAAAATCTTTACGCATTAAACGATCTACATATTGCCAGTGGCGGAAAATCAAAACATCAACCATCTAATTTTGTACGCCTTGATACTACAAAAGCACTGATTGCCGAAATCGAAAAAGACAACCAACACGCCTTAAAAATTATTCGTGGCACCAATGGTGGAACCTACGCTTGCGAGGAGCTTGTCATTGCCTATGCCATGTGGATCAGCCCACAGTTTCATTTGGTGGTGCTCCGTGCATTCTTGGCAATGCACCGCAATCAACCACAGCAGTTAGCCTTGCCCGAACCCGAAAAGAAATACACGTTTGAATTTACCGAGTACGAATTACAACAGCTTGTTTGGCTATGGTTCGCATTTAAACGAGGTGTAGGAACATTCCAATATATCGAAAAAGCTTTCAGAGCTTTAGGCTCAAATATGAGCGGGCAAATTTACGGGCAGGCTTATGAATATTTAAGCGTGTTACGTTCTACCAATCAAATCTTAAACCGTATCACAAGTGATTTTAACATCGACCAAATGACAAACTGGCGTGTACTGCAACACTTGCGAGACTTTAATCCAAAAGCAGTCAAAATCGACTTCTAAAACAAAGAAAAATCCGACCGCACTTTTCCTCAAGA